AGGTTATGTTATCGCGGATTGCACCACCCGGAACGTCTACATCGCGGAATTCTCCCGGCATAATCGGGGTATCATCCCCTTTTATGCGCAGTCCGCGAGATTTTAGACCCCCCGGTAGGTTGGCAAGTGTACCGGCGTCTACAAGCTGTCTCAGCAACGAGGTTGCCGACTTAGATAGACCGCCGATCATATGCACTAACCCAAAACCATAAAACCCTAGTCCGGGCAGGTATTGGTAATGCACATAGTGTTCTCTTTTTAACTTTTTAGGGTCGTCTTCATACCAGTTGCGGCGAATCGACAAGATCGTTCTTGATGACTTGTCAATCGTAACAACATAGGGAAGAGCGATTCCTGTAGGCTGACCGTCCTGCTTGTCTTCAAACCCCTGCAGATCAATGTCAACATGCATCTCAAGCAAGACATGCCGGTTATCTATGTCGTAGTTTTCAGAGTCTCCCGTCAGGCGGTCATACTTCTTTTGAATTTCAGAAATATCCGGAGACGGTGCCGGCAAATCAATGTCCGCATAAAACCCGGCAACTTGCAGTTTCCGGATTTCGTTCGGAGTGCGCTTCATTATGTGAGTAGCACGTTCGCAAGTCGTCAAGTCCGACGCGCCATAGCTCACCACAAAGTCTTCGGCGGGCACAAACATCGCGCAGGGGCGACCCAAACTGGGGTCATAATATACCTTTCGGAACGCCGATCCTGCGATTGGGAGCGAGAACAGGAGTTTTTCGGTCTCCGTTCGGTATTCGCTCATCCTTTGTGTGATCAAATAGTTCAGGTAGTTTTCTACCCGGTGGGCCTGCTTGGTCTTCTCTTCGTCTATCTTCCCGACAATAGAGGTCTTAACTGGGCCTTTAGCTGGGTAGATCTCTTGAATAGTTTGTGCCTGAAAACGAATTACCGCCTCGGACAGCATCGGGTGAAATACACCGCAGGCTCCCTCCCAAGGGGATGACCTGTCCTCAAACTTTAAACCAAGAAGATCTAGACCCCTGACGTAGGAGTCCTCCCAGTCGGCGCGGCTCTGTCTGTCGGACTCAAACTGCTGTACCAGCTCTGACGACAACGAATAAAGCTCGTCGTCCCCCATAAACTCGACAAGGTTCGAGTCGTGAGAATCGCCAAGAAGCCCAGATGAGTCGGGGTCAAAGTCAATGACCACTCCGCCCTCTTCGTCAAACAAGCTGACGGACTCCGGGTTCTCTATGACGATTTCAAGTTCGCTTCCCTCAGCCTCTTCCGGGGCCATGGGTCTGCCGAGTTTATCAATGGCCATAATTAGCTCTTAGAGTAACGAGTTCCCTTGGTGGCCGCACCAGCGCCTCGACACTTACCGCCGCCTTTCATCTTTCGTGCTCCAGCCATCTTGTTGCCCATCGCCTTCTTGATGGCGGCTTTCTTCATCATCGCCTTGGGCGGCGCCTTCATGGGTTTCTTTTTCATCTCGCTCTCCTAGTAATAATCGGCTCTTCTGCCGTAATCTACAGGCTCTTCCTCTTCATCGGTGTGTAGAGGGAGGAATCCTCCCTGCCTGAACCGCAGTAATGCCTGAGTGGAAGAGTCAACTAAATCGTCGTGTTCGCCAGCGGGAAATGAGGCAAACTCCTCAACAACTTCCTCGGCAAACCGCGTCTGTGGCGCCCACACGACGCCAGACGCAAACAAGTCAGCTACAGCGTTAACGCGAGCTATCTTGTCATTACCCCGAGATGGTGTGTATTCCGCTACCGGAATCCCCATTGCCCGAAGCTCAAAAATGAGTGGCATCCCTGCCGCCTTGGCCTCCACAATAAATGCGTCTGGTTGCATGTCAGACCAAAGCTCAAAAGCTTTTTTCTTTAGCTCAGGAAATTCCAGACGTTCCTTATATGCATCCAAAAGGATGATGTTGGGTTTAGTGACCCCTTCGTCATCTGGGCTGTAAAAAACACCCCATGTTGTGCAAGCGGAAAAGTCAGCCCGCTGGGTTTTTAAAAATGCTGTATCCCATGATTGGATAATAAACTCGCACGGCGGGGGTTGGTCACGTTCCCAGACCTGCCACCACTCGCGTTTGACGAGAGCGCCCTCTTCGGACGTTGGGTTTTGCTGATACTGCGCGTTCCACTTAGGGGACGGTAGTTCATTGCGTAGAGCCTCAAGCTCTGCGATAGACCAGAACTCAGGCCACAGGGCTTTCCCTGATGGCATGATCGCTGGAAACTCGATCACTTCCCACTCGTCGGTACCTGCCCGCTGAGAAGAAGCTTTGATAATCTTTCCGGTTAGGTCTCGCATATGCCAGCGAGTCATCACAATGATGATGGCGCCCCCCGGCTGGAGACGCTGTCGAGGACCGGAAGTGTACCAGTCATAGGTGCGATCAAAGACGGACGGATCTCCCGACTGCCCCTCCTGTTCTGAGTGGGGGTCGTCAATGATCAATAGGTCGGCACCTTTACCGGTTACCGCACCGCCAACACCAATAGCGAAATATTCCCCGCCGTCGTTGGTGCTCCACCGGCCTGCGGCCTTTGAATCTGCCCGTAGCTGTAGCCTCGGGAAGACTGACTTAAAGTCCTCGGAGTCAACAAGGTTTCTCACTTTCCGGCCAAAACCGACCGACAATTCGGCGGTGTGGGCCGTCTGGATCACCTTCTTACCCGGATATTGGCCTAAAAACCATGCCGGTAACAAGTAAGAGGCAAACTCAGACTTGGTGTGTCTGGGTGGCATATTGACGATCAAGCGCTTGAGTTCGCCACGAGCAATCTTCTCGAAGGCCTCTGCCATGATCTTGTGATGCCTGCCCTCAATAAAGGCGGGCCACATATGCCCAACAAACCCCATAAAGGTGGTTTGCGCTGACTCTATCTTTTTTTGCTCCTCGATTCGCTTGAGCTGTTCTGCAACTCGTAGCTTAACCTCTGGAGATGCGCCCTTTAGCTTTTTGGCTAACTGAGGCGTTATAAGATCGGACATTCATTTCATCCGTGCGGTTTTTGTCCTCGGAAACGATCTGTTCTTTGCTTTTGAAGACACCGATAGGTTTGACTTCTTGTTACTGCCGCCCTTGGCTAGTGGCTTCTTGTGGGCAACATCCTTGCCATCGCCCTTCGACACCTTACCTGATTTTGCCATCACAGATCTCGCGGCATTTCTTTTTGCGCGATTTTTTTTCTGCTTGGGCTTTGAGTGGTAGTTGTCGTACTCAGTGCGATAGTTTCGGGGCATTACATGGGTCCGGAACTCATCGTGTTATAGGCGCCCATGTTGTTTTGACCACCTTTGCCAATCCCATAAGAGGGCCGGGCCATCCCGCCTTTGCCACCAAAGCCGCCTGAGTAGGGGTTATTGAAGCCTCTGAAATAGGGGTTGTTGTAGGGCATTCCGCCCGTGCCGATGGTGTAGGGGTTTGATGTCCGGCCCATTCCGTAGGAGCCGAATCCCATTCCGCCGTATCCCGGTTGCCCATAGTCAAGAGTGCCACCAGTTGAAGGGTAGGCGCCGGGGTTCATCATGCTGTCAGGCTCGGACCGCGAGTAGCCAGACGGCATAACCGCGCTCGTCATTGGCTGATCAAGCCCGCCCATGTTGCTGTCCATCTGCGTGACCGGGGGCGCCATTTCATTGATTGGCTCAACCGATGGCATCACTGATGACGTTAGCGGCGGCTGACTTGGCGGAGGCATCACTGCCGGATTTATCATGCCGCCTGAAGGAATTTGTTGAGCGGCTTGGTTTATCACAGCTTGATTCTGGTTTGGCAACATGGGCGTCGATTGGCTATAAGGGTTGTACTGCCTAGGCGCTCCATAAAGGCTTGCGATACCAGAAAGCATGTTGTAGTAGGAATTATTTACATATGGATTATACATACGTCGCGCCTATCCTAGATAAATCTAGATGAATCTAAGCTAGGAATCTCCTAAGCCTAGAAGTTAAAAGAGCCAGACCCTAATCAAAGGGGTCTGGCGATGACATACAAGAAGAGAAGATACATAAGCTAGAAGATTCCTAGGCTAGAAGAGTCCTAGGTAGAGAATCCCCTCGGATTATAGAGATCCTACCCCCTTGACAGCCACATGTCTACAGTTTTATGCGTATGACATAGTGTTTTTTCGCATAAAAATCAGTGTTTTATGCATAAATGCCAAAAATTACCAGAATTAAATGCACCACTAGGAATCCTAGGGCCTTTTCTGCCAAAAAAAGGGCCAGAATTACCAGTATGACGGGTATGACATAGCGAAAAATAGGTGATTTTATGAGCAGATCCTTATGTATATAGATAGCAGGTACGTGCCTCGCTCAGGGGGGGTGCGGGGGTCGGCATATCGCTCCGGTACTATCACGGAAAAGTCAGGCATTAGTGCAGAGGCTGATCGCTAGGTGCTGAGATGTCAGTGGTATCGGCATCATCACTGCCAATAGATTCGATCATGGCCTCCAGCTCTCCGATCAGGTCATCGGCAGTGGTGCTCTGCTGGGTTTCGACTACGTCCTTGAACAGGCCTACCGACTTGCCGAGTAGCTCCGCGGCCCTCAGCTTATTGCCATCACTGGGCTCTGCGTTATCCAGCATATGCCGGAGCTTACTCAGGACTCTCTCTCTGTCCGAGACCGCAGATGCCGCTATCCCCGCCTCTTTCTGCCGTATCAGATAGTCGACCCGTGCTCTAACCATGGGGTTGCTCATGAGCCTGCTAGCCGCCTGCTGTTGCGTTTCCTTCAATGCGTCCGGCTTGCAGTCATACGCCTCTCGGTATGCCTGTGCCTGTGACATCCCGCTGGCCACGCACCGTGCAAAGTGGAGTTGCTTTGGGGTTAGCTTGTTACTCATGACTTGTCTCCCTCATTCTCTGATCTGTCGTGTTTGGATACCTGTAGCCTTTTGCTACATATACAAGGGGAGTGTATCACCCCGCGCAATAAAAAGAAAAAAAGTCTTGACAAATCGCACTTGCCGCTCAGAGGCCCTCAATCGCGTTCTAAGGGCCACTTTACGAAACCTATGCCAGCGTATGGGGTAGGGCCTTAAAATCGCACCACGGGCTTTTCCCTTATAAATCAACAACTTAAATAGTGGATAAATGTACAGGAAAAGTATTTTCTCTAATGCAATCAAACACTTAGGCCCATTTTCAGAGTTTTCTGGCGCTGTCAACCCTTGACGCCGACATATTCCTTGCCCTATCGGAGGGTCGAAAGTCTTGGTGCTTATATAGCCAGATCCCATTTGGCATGGGGAAAGTCTTGGTGCTTATATAGGCAAAAAAAATTGCACCCTAACCCCGCCTGAAACCCCATCCGGAAACCCCCGCTCTGAAGTGGTGTGACATATGCACATTATTTTATGTATGACTTGTTGACGGGTAGGACAAATGGGCGTAGGGTTCGCAATGTTGGCACTCGATACGCCCGAGACCCCATGTGGATAGGCGTCACTCAAACCAACCGGATACGACCCACGTTACGGGTGTCGGGGCCTCATCCCTACCAATCCTGAGCGGCTAGCATCCGACCTTAAAGCCAGTTCCATTTAGCTGGTGTGCGGGAGGTTCTAAGCAAATCAGCGGCACTGTACCCAATGACCCAAGAGATCCTGAGATCCCATTGAGGCTAGGCGAAGGCGAGGGCAGTGACAGTCGGGCATATCACCGACCCCGCATTGATATGGCAACTGACGATCAACCGACAGTGTGATGACAACCCCACTACCTCGCAGAGACCATCTTCGGAATGTAGCGACTAACAATGCTGGGGAGCCTGATAACAGCGATGGGATCAGGCAAAAACAGTACAGCACCGGCAGGTAATCAACGGTTGTATGGCGAATTTTTTAGAGTATTCACCATGCCCACCGCCCTAGGCGTTGGGTATGACTGAGTGCTCTGCACTCTATTCCCCCAATCATTCGGAGACTGTTATGGCAAAACGCCGCGACTTCAGTCACTGGGCCGAACGGTATGAAAACGCACTCAAAACCCGCGCTGACTATGTCGGTGGCAGGGTGTGCTGGGACACCGCCAAGAGTCTGCATAATCTGGGGAAAGCCCCCGAGGTTGCGGCACTCAACGCAAAGCGTCCTTTCATACCTGAAACCCAGCATGACTGGCGCCCCTGAATAAGATTCGGAGCCTGACCCACTTGGCAACAGAACGGGTCACCCTCAACCCTAACCATTCGGAGGTAACACCCATGCCAGACCTATATCAGCTTATCGATAAGGTTATCGAGCAGATCAAGACCGATATCAAACGCGGCGATGTATCGGCGCTCGAATCCATTCTGATTCAGCATATGCCGCAGGATGCCCTCGAAGGGTATCTAGAAGAGGAGTAACCAATGACCATCCTCATCATCATCAATATGGCGGCCATCGCCGCCCTTTGTCTTTTCGGAAATGTCACTGAGGAGTGAAACCTATGTCAGAGAAAAAAGAACAATGGATCATGGTAATGAACAGGCTCAAAGGTGAGGGCGAGTTCGGTTTAGATACCGCCTACTCGGTCACTCACCTCGGAGCAAAAGAGGCCATGAGACGCGCTCAGGAAAAAATGAATTGCGGCGCCAAGACGTTTCGTAATCTCGAGTTCCGGCTTCAGGGCGGGGAGTGGTAAATCAACGGGGGCCATGCGCCCCCAAGGTCTGGGTGATAGCACACTCACTGAAGAGGTCTGATGCTGACCGAAACCTAACCAACACCATTGGAGGTGTACCCATGTCTTTTATCGAAACCGCTGTTAACAACTTCATGCTTCTTCAGGTCACCATTCGCAAGGCCGACCCAATGAAGCGTTCCAAGGTAGCCAGTGATGC